TCTTTATCTGCCCAACCCATATCTCGTGCATGGGCTTTGAGCTCGTCTTTGCTGTTTAGGTCCGACATCAGTTTAAGATCATCGTCTTTAAGATGTGGATGTAGTTCACGCAAAAACTTAACATTTTTGTTATCTACGGTTTTCTTTGGGAGTCCTAGCCACGGATGATAGTGTGTACCCATGCCCGGACTCACTGTAGTGGCCATCAACCAATGTAGTTTTTCGTGTTCCTTGGCGCTGATATCAAAGAAGTTCTTGTTTAACTTTTCATTAACACTCATCACATAGTATGCCTGCAGGTCTGCACTGCCTTGCACCGTGGCTCCCCAGCGTATCATCATAAACCCACTAAATGCTCGGCGTTCTTCGTCGGTCAAGTTGTCATAAAAATCTCGATCCTTGCGATCAAATGCCGCCATTTCTTTTTTAATATCAAGTGCTGGTGCTTTTTTTGTTTTTGCTACGGTCATACCGGGTGCCAATCAGGTGGAAGTGTGGTGGGATCTTTGCTCAACTCGTACAGTATTTTAACACGTTCTATGGCTTCTTGTAAAGCAGGTGTACGTTCAGCTGTGTTGAATATGTCCATCCATTCGTTGAGTTCTTTTTCGCGCAGTATTTCTGCTTCTAGTGCCGGATCAATGCTGTGCAACACTCTTTCCACTTGTCCGCTTTTACGTTTGTATATTGTACGACCCCCATCTGGGCTTTCGTACACAACATATTCGTTTATTTGGTTAGCTTTGTATGGACCAGTATACATTTACCAAACTTTGCCGTAATTGATAACTTCGCTTTGTCTGCTGATATCCTTGATGAAATATGCACACATGGGTTTGTCGCCTTCAGTCAACGGAATAGCCAATAGCTGTCCGGGTTTGAGTTTTGGAAAATACCACTTGACATCTTGATATATGTCTATAATTTCCACAGGATGAAACTCTGGACGGAAACTGGTTAGTGGATTAAAACAAAATACATTAAAGCCGCGATCATTGATACTGGTCAATGGAACAACTTCTAGGTCACCAAAGTCAGGTTCGCCTATTAGTAGTTGCCAATCCACTGGCATGCGTACAGTATATGGCCCAATACGTAGAACCAAGGCTGGACTATTGAATGATTCTAAAAAGATTAACGGAATATAAAAATAATCGGGTTCCTTGGGATCGCTGTTGTCCAATACACAAAAACGAACTTCGTCAATTTCGTCTGGTATTTGATCCATTGGATATGCTGTATTGTCTAATGTTAGAATTCTCATTTATTATTCTTTAATATATGTTCCGCTTCCGGCGTCACGATATACCTTCCGGTATTTCGATCAGTAAATTCTTCTACTACACTTCGGTGTAACGGAAGCTCGTCTACTGCAACTGGCACTTGCACTATACATTCTGTATTATAGTTGAAAGTACTAGCAAAGTAAACCTTTGGTGTACCATTTTGTCGAGCCGCTGTGTTAACAAATTTATGATGTAGGTGACCGTAGTCGCCATCTTCATAGTGCGTCAATATCAAATCAAATTGGTCGGAAATACCTGCAAGTTCTCTACTGGCACTGACACCATCAAATCCCAGTTCATTGTTTTTAACATATTCCCAATCATCATTGTAACCCAGGAATGTGGTTGGTATGTTGCGCTTGGACCAGTATGCCTGCATTTCTTTTGCTCTAGGATCCCATTCGGCGTGTGTCATGTAAACTATGTGCCATTTGAATTCTGGGTGCGCCTCTATAAAAGGCCAGGCAAATATAACACAATCGTCTGGATGTGCTACCAGTGCTACAGCCTTCAAAATGCAAATCTCCAGTCATGTATAACCGGATCATACCACATGGTGATATCGGTATTGGGCTTGCGTGTGCGAGTCAACACCATTTTGCTAGGATTACCCCACCAGGTATCGGTCACATTCATGACAACGTTACCGGTAATGGCACGCCAAAATATAACCACACACATTCCCGACAGATGTGTAACTGAACTGGGAATTCGAAGACGTATGTCATTGACATCCACAGGTCCGTTTAAATCAACAGTGATAGGTTCGGTCTTGTACAATTCTGTCAGTTTGAGATCCTTGAATCTAGGCAACATGGTAAAGAACTTCTCTATGTGATTGGCTCGATACAATGTGGTCTCTAGTGGGTGCTGTTGTTGAAATGCTTCGTTGATTTTGTTTTCAAACACCGGATCAATGGCAATATCAGGTTGAAACTCAAATGCATTAGACTCTACTTCCACAATGGGAAAGATTGGATGGTCCGCAAATGCTGTGGCCCAGATTTCAAACTTGCCCGGGATAAACATTCCACCAAACTGGCGAGCATGTTCAGCAATGGGTATAATGTATTCGTTAAAGATTGGTGTACCTATTGTTTCACTGACATAAATGTCTGCAGGTATCCGTGTGTTGTAAAAGTTATCGTTGATGACCTCAATGATGTTATCCAGACCAACAGAACGAATCATTTCTCTAGCATACCTGGCACGTCCAGGATCCATTTCAACAGCATACACTTTTTCTGCACCAGCCTTGGCTGCCAGCACACTCAAGAATCCAGTGCCTGTTCCAATGTCAACCACAGTTTTGCCACGAACGTTTTCTTCAATGGCCTGTTTATAAAACACGTTACGACCGGTATCGTTGATCATTGGCATGAATATGCCATTGTTCTTGAACCAATCAAATTCTTCTAGGCTTTGTGTCACTGTGTTGTCGGTCATAGTTTCCAGGTATTTTTAATTAGATTGTAATAGGTATCGGCTAGATATTCTTGACTAGCAGGACTGCCGTGATATCCAGGATCGTCTCGTCCTGTAAACGGCCATTCATTGGTTGCATACGCCGGTGTTTCTTTGTAGGCCAGTGTCATGTAACGATCATCTACCACTGCGGGTATGGCCGATCGTATGGTAACACTATCCCATAGGTTATTTGCAATAATCAAAAAAGGTATGCCCGAATAAAATAATTGCATAATACCATCTCGAATGATCCATTCATCTTGCTGGCGTTTCCAGTTGCTATCATACATGTGGTTAATATATTGCTTGACTGCGGCCTGTGTGTTGCGATCTATTTTGCTACTACGATATGGGTGGTCGTAGTTCTCTGCTAGACTAAAGATAGTTTCACAAATCATTCTATATGGATTTGTGCCATAGTTTACATTATCAATACCGGCAGATCGATCATATCCGTTAAGCATTTCTCGTTGTAAGTGCTGTTGTAGGCTAGGGTTCCACCCACGCTCGGTATTCTTGGTCCAATCGTATGGTGCCGCACCGGCAGGTATTTCCATACGGTCGTGGAATGTGGGTGCAATGATAGCAAAGGTAGGACGCTGACGCAACACCTCGTCTATTTGTATACGGATGCCACCGTTACTGCATCCTTGACGTGCTAATATTTCTACGTCCCACCCCAACTTACTGGCCAGTACTTCTCCGTAGGCTGTGCCCGGTAAGGATTGACTGGGTGCCGAATAACTACAGCCACATACTATTAGTTTTGCCACGGTGCTTTTTCTACTGTGAAAGGATAGTTTGCTTCGTTATAAAACTTCTTACGTGCTGTAAGATGTCGTTTGGCAAACTTGCAGGTGCTGGTTATGTCCCAGATTTGAACGAAGTCCTTGTCCTCCGCTTTGCGAATACCACGCCCGATTGATTGGATAACACGTACAAAGGATTTACCCGGTTCAATAAGCACAAGATTGAAAATCCTAGGAATATTAATACCAACAGCGGCCACACCATAAGTAGCAATAATAATCTTGTTAGTACTGGTTGCAATTTCATCGTATTCATCTTTTCTATCCCCGGCTTTGGTTGAGCCGCTAACAAATGCCACATCTGGTTTATCGTGCAACAAACTAAACAGGGTACTGAGTTCTGCTTGCAAGATCTTTCCTGTTTCAATTCGATCAACTAGGATTAGTGTATTGCCACCTTCCTTAATTGAATCAATCATCCGAGCCAAGTATGCTAAACGTTCCACTGTGGTCGTCAAGTATTTAAGCTCGCTTTGGTAATCCCGGTACTCAACGTGATCTACCATTTGCACAATGTTCACGTGGCAGTTGGCAAGATGACCGGCTTCTTGTAATTCGCTAGCACTTAACTTGCCTACTACATTACCTAAGCTACAGAAGATACTTACTTTTTCGTAATCTTCTTTGGGAATAGTACCGGTCAATCCCCAACGGATCGGCACACGAGCAAATACACCAGATAACAACGATTTAAGTGCATCGGCTTTGGCCATATGTACTTCATCAACCATAACAAGAACAACATCTTCAACAAACTCGCCAATTGAAACTTCTGCTGTGCCTGCTTGTGTATTCTTTAGTAGGATGTTTAGACTTTGCCAAGTGCAAATAGTATGCGTCTTACCAAACTCTTTACGATCACCAAAGTAAACACCCACGTCAAGACCTAGGTTTTTATAGTCTGCTTCTGTTTGTGTAACTAAACTCTTATTAGGAACAATAACAATTGATCGACCGTATTGCTCTACACTCTTAGAGAGTGCCGCAGTCATAATAGTCTTGCCTGCACCTGTGGCAATTTCCTGTATGCTTTGTGGATTGCTTAGGAAGTTGTTGATAATCTCAACTTGGTAGTCTCGGAACCGAATAGGTTCACCTGCTTGTGGATGTCCCGTGGGCCAAGTCTGATCAGCGAAAGAGTCTTCATGGAATTCAGTAAAGTCAAATTGAGTTTTATAATCCCTGAGATCCTCTACTTCAACATCATAGTTGCGCTGTTCAAGAATTGGTAGGATATCTGGTAACAGGTTGATATAACTGCTACCACCAAGTTGGAAGAAGGCCACTTTGCCATCCCACCGGCCCAATCGCACACTTGGCTGATATCGAGCACCTGGGATTTCATACTTGAATTTCTTTACCAATGCCGTGCGGTCAGCAAGATCTAATCCTTCAATCTTTACATTCACTTCATCTCGAATTATTAGTCTAGCTTGCAAACTTCGGGTCCTTTGGAGTTCTTAGTATACACGTCTTTGGCAAAGTACACAATCTTTTCGGCTGTTTGAATCCATATCTGCCTATCGCCACCATGCAACATACCTGCACTACTGACCAACAACGGAATACGACCTGTAAGTGCGGTGCGTGGGATTTTGTTTGTGAAAATCACTTTAATTGTTGGATCGTCTGGTATTGTCTTTTGATTGCCCAATTTAAAAAT